CATGAGTGCGTTGGCTAGTTACCAGAAGGAATGGGACGAGGAGCGGAAAGTGTTCAAGACCAGTCCTTTACATAACTGGGCTTCGCATGGAGCGGACGCTATGAGGACCTTTGGCGTGGGTCACAGGAAGAGTTTCGGGACACATAAGCAGTATAAGACAAGGCAGATGGAAACGGAGTATGATATATTGTCTGCTTGACATTAGAGCAATCCGTGGTTTATTTGAGAATATGTTTAACTACGCAGGTATTATAGGAGCGGCGGCCAGTATGTTCCCCAAAAAGAGCAATACAGCGAATCCGAATGGGTCAACTAAGCGGAAGAAGAATCCGACGACTGATCCTTCGATCACTGATAAGACCTCTACGACCTCTGCGCCTCCCAGCCCACTAGGTGGGTTTGATATGAATCAATTTAACACGAAGCAGCGGACAATGCTGGCAGGCTTATCTGCTATGCTGGCCGCCCTCTTCGGTAGGCGCTAATGTCGAGAAGTTTTTTAGACACAGAAAAGTTTCAGGGTAACCTCATCACCGCACGAGGTTTGGCTTACTCTCAGGGGCGGACACTTAATGAAGACGCCTACCGAGCCTACGTGGAACATCATTCTGCGCCTCATGCAGGTATTGCCTGGCGCACATTTAATGATAATTCTTTAGAGCCGGGCGTCTTTGAGCAGTTTCTTACCGACCCAGCGCCTCCGCCACCTCCGCCACCAGACCCGATTGCAACGGCTCTTGATCAGTTGGCCAATATTTTCAAACCGGCACCTCCTCCTCCCAGTCCTCCTGCTCCTGTCAGACAGTCTGTAGGGCCGGCGACTACATCGGTAGAGCGGAGACGAGTGGACTTTGGTGGTTTTGCAGCAGCGGTGAGTGCGCCGAGTGGCTCAGATTTTAGTAAACGCAGACCCACCTTAGGTGCAGGATTATGAGACAGCCAGACAAAGACTTTGTAAGAGATTTAATTGACCGTTACGCCAGAGCTAAGCAAGGGCGTAGCAACTGGGAGACCCAGTTTGAGGACATCAACAAGTATGTTCGTCCGACTAGCCGTGATTTTCATGGTGGTCATGTGACTGGTCGTAGGAATACAGCCCAAATTTATGACGGCACCGCTATGTGGGCAAGCACCCAATTGGCGAGTGGGCTCAAGAGTTTCTTAACTCCTGACAGTGATCTGTGGGTATCTATCGGAGTTCGGGGAACACCGAATCATAAGCTAGACCGAGCAGGGCGTGTATGGGTGGATGAGACAAATGAGATCATGCACTACTATCTTTCTCGCATGGAATCGAATTTCAGCGGTGCTTCACATGAGACATTCCTTGATTTGGTGTCCTACGGAACGGCGGCGCCTTACACTTATTGGCACGAGGAGCATGATGGCCCTGCGTATAAGGTATTTCCGCTCAGTATGGTCTACCTAGAGCAGAACAATCACGACGATGTGGATGTTGTATTCCGAGACTTTGAGTGGACGATCCGCCAGATCAAGCAGGAGTTCGGCGTTGATCAGTTGAACGAGCGTATGTTGAAGATGAAGGACAACGAAACTGTTGTCGTGACTCACGCTACGTTCCCGAACACGGACGCAGAGCCTGTTCGGAAGAAGAATTTAAGAAAGAAATACCACAGTATCTACTTTAGCGAGAACCACAGGTGGGTATTTAAGATGGGTGGGAATGACTTGCTCCCTTACCATGTGTCTCGTTGGTCTAAGATTTCTGGTGATACTTACGGTATCAGTCCCGGCTTGATTGCGTTACCTGATATTTTGGCATTGCAGACGATGCAGAAGGAGTTATTGATCGGGGCGCAGTTGAGTAATCGCCCACCGACAGTGTTTGATGACGACAGCTTTATGTTGCCGATTGCTTATAAGCCCGGAGCGATGATTTTCAGAACTCCCGGAACGGCAGATCCAAAGCAATTGACTGGTGGTAATGATTTTAACATCACATTGGAGATGCTTCAGCAGAAGCAGGAGAAGATAGCCAAGGATTTCTTCATTGATTGGTTGCTTCGTCCTAAGAAGAAGGAGCGTCAATCAGTGTTTGAGGTACAAGACGACAGAGAAGAGATGTTCCGTCAGATGGGAGCGATCCTTGGTCGTATTGAGCGTGAGCTTTTGGGCCCGCAGGTCAGGTATACATACAAATTACTAGAGGAACATGATAAATTACCTGTACCTCCGGCCTCAATTTCTGGAAAAGGCTTAACTATCGAGTACGTCAGTCCGGCGGCGAGTGCCCAGATGGGCACTAAGGGGAATTTAATGCTCCGCTTTGTGCAAGACATTACGCCTCTTATGCAGATAGACCCAAGCATAGCGCAGGGTATGAAGTGGCCAGAGATGGTTCAGAAGTTAGCGGCTTACCGTGGAGTTCCGCCAGAATTTATGTTGAGCCCTGAGGAGATGCAGGGGATGAAAGAACAGCAAGCACAGCAAGCACAAGTGGAACAGCAGGCTCAGATGGGTGCTGCGATGCAGCCAGCAGCAAGTGCGATGAAGGACATTGCAGCAGCTAAGGCTTCTGGATTGAACGTCCTTCAGTAATTTATGGCAAAAAAATCATCAATGACGGTGTCTCAGGCGTACAAGAAGGTGTTCAGCCTAGAGACGGAAGAATCGCAGATCGTATTACGGCACCTAATGAGTTTGTTGGGTGTTACGAGGTATTTAGGAGGAGCCACTATAGAGGAGCTTAGTCGAGCAGACGAGCGCCGAAGGGTGGGATTTTCCATAATGAAACATATCGGCTTGAAGCAGGAGGATATTCCTGAGCAAGTACTAACCGAACTAGAAGAAAGAAACTATGAGTGAAGGTCAAGCAACTGAGGTGGCAGGGAGCGCGCAAGCGTCTGCACCACTAGGGGGACTTGGTAGCCAAGCTGGCATAACTGAGAACAAACCTACGGAACAACAAAAACCTATCGATTGGCGTACATCGATATCTAAAGAAGATATCAGAAACAGTCCAACTATAAGAGATCTGCAAGCAGGGACAATACAAGAGGCTATCGACAAACTAGCTGGTATGACCGTGAATGCGCAGAAGATGATTGGTGTCGAAAAGATTCCAAAGCTGAAAGCGGACGCTTCTCCTGAGGAGAAGATGAATTACATGAGAGAGCATTTCGGTGTTCCCGGAGAGAAAGAAGCGTATGACTTCGGACTTGGCGAGGACGCACCTGATGAAGCTAGGGAAGTGGCATCTCTGTTCCAAGACATGGCTTTTGAGAATGGGTTGAACACAGAGCAAGCGAAAGCTGTTTATGACAAACTTGGGGAATTCTTTGAAACAAAGGCGACTGCTGCACAAGAAGCACAGAAGGCTCAGATCACAGAAGGGCTTACTAAGTTGCAGGAGCAGCTAGGTGAGCGATTCGAGTCTCATTTGAAGCAAGCTAATGCTGCTGCGGAGAGACTAGGAGGAGAGGAGTTAGCTGCTTTCTTGAATGAAAACCCTGCGGTGTCTAACAATCCAGCAGTTATCAATGCGTTTCAAAAAGCGGCAGCGATGATGATGGAAGACGCACCGGCCGGATTAAATTCCAGTTATGCTACAGGTAAGGGAGGAGAGGCTTCTGTTCAGCAGTTCGAGAATTCCCCAGAGTGGCGTACAGCGTTAAATAAGATGCTTACAGGGCAGGCAACACCTCAAGAGCGTAATGAGTATAACCGACTCCTAGAACAGCGGAATTTGCTATACGAGAACGCCTTCAGATAAAAAATACTTTACAAAAGTAAAAAGATCGCTACTTTTCTATTTGAGGGTAGCGATTTTTTATTGTCCTCTGACCCAACAAAGTTGGTCATCGCCTATGAATAAGGCACGAGGTCCTGTATCACAGGGGAGCTTCACCAAACTAAAAGTTAACCACAATATTAAATACAATGAGTTATTTTATTTCAAGTGGCGGTGGAACAGGCTCCTCCGCAATAGATACAGTAAAGGTAAACCAGTTTAGAGCTGGATTTACAGAAGCATTCCAGCAAACAGATGTTCGCTTAGTTGACTCCTTTATGATGGAGACACAAGACAGCGAGTATGCCTACTGGGATAGAATCGGCCTAGCCGAAGAAATGACCGAGGATACCACTCGTTATGGTGATAATCCACAGTCTGAAATATCATTCGATAGACGTAGAACTCAAACTCGTAACTACGAGCTAGGTAAATACATCGAACCGAAAGATCTAACACGAGTATTGACCGATCCAACGGCACCAATTATTTCGCAAATGCGTTATTCTGGGCACCGTAAGATGGACGATATCGTACGTGATAACATTTTTGGAACAGCTTACGCAGGTAAAGCAGGTGCTACACCGATTACTTTCGTAACCTCTACATCTGGTAAGATCACAGTAGGAGAGCTTTCTAAAGGAGCAAGTAACCCAATTACAACAGCAGGTAACTACACACTAACAGCAGGTGATGTTGAGGGTATTGACGTTGCCGTGGATTATAATCCCGGGGGTGTTGCAACAAACTCTGGTATTACACTAGATAAGCTGAAAGCAATCCGTTACACAATGATGAGACTAGAAGCAATCACTCAAGAAGAAGTTCTTGATGTTTGGTTGGGAGCGTCTCAGTTCGAGCAATTACTAGGAATCGACGAAGTAATCAATAGTGATTATGCGATCCGTAAGAGCTTGGCTGAAGGTAACATCACTACATTCATGGGATTCCGTTTCCGTCACTACGAGAGACTTCTCGGGTCAGGAACAGCGGGAGATCCTCGTCAATGTATCATTGCTAAAAAGCAAGGACTTGTGTTCTCACAAGCGAAGACTCTTAGCCTAGACATCTGGAAGGATTCTGGTAAGAAGAACATTCCTTACATCTACTTCGCACTACAAGCCGATGCGGTTCGTATGCAGGGTGAATGTGTAGCGAGACTTAACTGCTTAGATTAATAGGGGGAAATAAGACATGGCTTACAATCATAAATCAACACAAGTTACTACCGTCGATAGTTCCGACAACACTTACCTTTCCGAAGCAGATTTGCGAGGAAGAGTTCGTGCGGTAGCTTTCGAGTTCACAGCAGCGACTACGGTCGCTGTTGGTCAAACTATCGAACTGGCTAGAATTAAAGCAACCAGAGCGATCGGAACTCCTCATGTTTCTCCTAACGGAGCGACAGTAGGTGCCGTAACTCTTGAGATTGGACTAGGAACACCAGACGGGGCCGTGACCGATGCAGACGCATTTGGTGACGTAACCACTATGGCTGTTGCTGGTGTCCAGACACTCTCCATGAACGATGGAACGAACGATGTAGCTTACCTAGATCTAGGAGCAAGCGAAGTCGCTATCGTTGCAACCGTTGGTGGGGCAGCCCTAGCCGTAGGCGAAGGCTTCCGTGGTGTAATCACCGTTGTTCAATAACCTTAAAGGGGCGGGGTAACCCCGCCCCATTCTTTTTATGCCCGGAACTAAGATAGACATATGCAATGATGCCTTGAACCGAATCGGTGATAGGTTAATTTCGTCTCTGGATGACGGGACACCAACAGCGGACTTATTGAAGAACCGCTATGATATCTCACGAAGGAAGGTATTACGATCCCACCCTTGGAAGAGATTAAGAAAGAGGGCGGTATTAGCTGCTCTTACAGACGCCCCAGCTTTTCAGTGGGCAAAGAAATTTCCATTACCCTCCGATTGTTTACGCCTTTGGTTAGTTACAGATAGTAACGGAGACCCGATTAACGATTGGGAGCTTGAAGGCACGGATATACTGGCAGACGAGCCAGTTCTTTATATTAAGTATATCAAAGACGAGACTAGCGTAGATTTGCTAGATGACTCGTTGAATGAGGTAATTTCGTTACAGCTAGCTAAGGAGTTAGCATTTTCTCGTTCTGGGGACAATTCCCTGTATGATCGTATTGAGAACGAATACCGTATTAAATTTGCAGAAGCGAGAAGTATAGATTCTAAGGAAGACTATCAGAAGACAATTAACGCCACAGAGTGGACTAACGCTCACGAGACAGGCTACATACCGACAAAATACCCAAATCTTAGATAATGCCAGAAGTAGATCCCATCCAGACAAATTTCACTTCTGGGGAGATTTCACCACTTGGCTACGGTCGGGTAGATATCCCTCAGTATAAGAATGGAGCGAAAGAGCTCACCAACTTTATTGTAGACCCGAAAGGACCAGCGGAGTTCAGAGGTGGGTTTA